ATAAATATAAAAAAAGTTTCTATTATTCTTGTAAAATACAAACTTTGTTTATACTTTTGCCCCTGAAAATTAACAACAACATTTAACGGCACAAATGTATGAAAAAAATAAGAATTGTATCAGCAATAAAGAAACAAATTGCTAAAGAACTATCGGTAACCACTCAAACAGTAGAGATGGCGTGTGCTTATATGTATAACTCCGATATACAGCAAAGCATTCGCCAGCGCGCTAAAGAATTATTACAGCAAGAAGCTGATAATGTACAAGTAGATGTAAAAACAAACTTAAATGATTAACACTATGAGCAATTTATTACAGCATCCTCAATTTGGGGAGATTAGAACCAGAAAAAAAGGAGATGATTTCCTTTTCTGTGCTAAAGATGTAGCAGACGCTTTAGAGATTGTTTGGAAGGGCTCCCAAACTTTGGGATACCTTGACGAAGACGAAAAGGAGGTAAGAAAAGTTTATACCCCTGGCGGGTACCAAGAGATGGCCTTTATTACCGAAAGCGGTTTGTATGCTCTTATCCTCCGTAGCAACAAGCCAATGGCAAAAAAATTCCGCCGTTGGGTAACAGGCGAGGTGCTCCCAGCCTTGCGCAAGTATGGTGTCTACTCTACCGACCCCCGCATAATGCAAAAAGCTGAAGAGAAAGCCGAGCGCGCCAAGATAAAGCTAATGCTTGCTGAAGTAGCTTCTCAACTCAGCCGTACCGACCTTAAGTTGGTAGCTAAGCAATGCCATACTACCGAGTGGCAAGTAGAGCGCGTACTCAAAGGAGAAGTTAAGGATACCTATATGCTTCAGCTCCTTTATGCCCGCGCCACAGGCAATAAGCTCCTTACCGAGCAGTTCTACACAGCCAAAGGAGCCGAAACCCTTTTACAACGACTTATTGAATTAAAATAACATAAAAAAATGGAAGTAGAAGTACACTTACAACGTATCTGCAAAGGCAAAATTAGCTACAATGTAGCAGGTGTAGTGCCCAGTATTGAAGTAGAAAGCTACCAAGAGGCTTTTGACCATCCCGAAGTACAACAAATGATTAAAGAAGCCTACGGCAGGCGTTTCGCCCTCACCTTTTATACCTACGAGGGTATGCAAACCTTTGAAATTAAAAAACGAAAATATTAAACATTATGAAAGTAGGAAACAAAGTAAGAGTATTGCCCTTTATCACTGCCGACCCCTATGGCAAAGCAGGGCAAGTAGGCAAATTAACCGATATACGCATCTATGAAGATTATACGTTAGGCATTATAACCTTTGCCGATGATAGCGTAGGGGTGTATGATATAGAATGTTTGGAGCCCATAAATGAATAATTTAAAAACCTTTTAAACCCTATTTAAAATGACAACAAAAACCATTTACCTTCTCAGCCACAAGAGCAATATCATTGGCAAGGAAATACGCACTACCTTTTTAGGAGTAACCATAAAGCGTGAACGCTTTTACTATCCTAAAGCTATGAAATATCAACGTTAATACTCATACGCTATTTATTTTTTAACACCTCCCCAGTGTGGCTATGAGCCACAGCCCAGCGCAGCGGTTCGCAACCGCACTGGGGAACAAGTCCAACGACAAAATATAAACCGATGTTTGAATATATAGATAACATATTATGTGTATCGGCTTCGTGGTTATACGGAGAGGGGCAAATAATGAGCGAAAGCAATTATAAGCAACTCGCCAAACGTAAAAACCTTAAAAAACTCAATACAGGAGGCAACGGGCGTACCGCTTGGGTAGCATTCAATTCACTACCCGAACGCTTCAAAGATAAGATAACCTCGCAGTGCGACCCCTACGAGCGCACCAAGCACATCCTCTTTGAAGACTACATTACCCCCGACCACTATGCTGAGAACTTCTTTGCTACCTATACCGTTGAGGGCGATGAGGGCGAACAAACCTCTATCCCCGAAGACAGACAAAAAGAGTACACACACAACGCTATGATACTCTCTGCCTGCTACTTCATTGCTACCAATGTAGTCGTACGCAAAAAGTTTGGCAATAAGCAAGTGTGGGACAATATGGCAAACGTAATAGCACAGCTACCCCGCCATACCTACAAACACAAGCTGCCCACCAACCCCCGCGACCTCAAAGCCAAAGCCCTTGCTTTCAAAGGCGTAAAAACCTCTAAACGCTACCCTGTAGCAGGGTACGAGGGGCTTATACACAGCGGATACCTCAATAAAACTGCCGCTAAGCTCACGGGAATAGCTGCCGAATGGACACTCGCCCGTTGGTGCAACCAAGTAAATAAATGTGCGAGTCTCACTCAATTACACGCCGAGTATAACGATAAAGCTACCGCCGAAGGGTGGAAACTCATTAAGGACGAAAAAACGTTTTACAACTACCTATATGATGAGGAAATACAGCCCTTATGGTGGGGACATCGTTACGGAGAGCTCGCCTACAAAGAAAAGTATGGCTTCCAACACAAAACCAAACTGCCTACAATGCGAGACAGCCTATGGTACAGCGATGGTACAAAACTCAACTACTATTATTTAGACGAAAACGGCAAAATGGCTACCTGCCAAGTATATGAAGTAATAGATGCCTACAGCGAAGTACTTTTAGGGTATTACATAGGCCCTAAAGAAGACTATATAGCCCAATACAACGCCTACAAAATGGCAGTGCAAACGGCAGGCTATCGCCCTTACCAAATAGCGCACGATAACCAAGGCGGACATAAGAAACTCACCTCTGGCGATTTTCTTACCAAGATAGCACAAGTACAAACTGCCACTAAGCCTTACAATGGTAAGTCAAAAACCATTGAGAGTGTATTCGGCAGGTTGCAAAGTCAGTACCTAAAGCGTGATTGGTTCTTTTCGGGTATGAATATCACTACCAAAAAAGACGAGAGTAAAGCCAATATGGAATACATACTTGCCAATCAAAAGAGCCTCCCAACACTTGATGAGGTAAAACAACGTTACTTGCAACGCAGGCGTGAGTGGAACGAAGCCCCACACCCCAAAACAGGCAAACCACGCATACAAATGTACTACGAAAGCTATAACCCCGATACTAAAAAAGTAGAAATGTGGGATATAATCTCCCTCTTTTGGGTTACCCGCAAAGAGCCCATCACTTGCGATGCTTCGGGTATTAGCTTCACCGAAAAGAAACAAAAATACAGCTATATGGTCTACCGTTCAGACGGCTTGCCCGATGTCGATTGGTTAGAAAAGAATATAGGCAAAAAATTCGTAGTGAAGTTTGACCCCGACAATGTAGACCTTATATACCTTTACGAAGACACCCCATTAGGGCTTAAAATGGTAACAGGTGCCGAAATTAAGAAAGAAGTACACCGCAATATACAAGAGCAAGACGACTTTGAAGCTACCTACTTCAAACAAGTACAAAGCCTCACCGATGAGAAACGCATCAGCCGTCGCGACACTACCGAAGAGTTGTTAGAAAAATTCGGTATGAGTGCCCACCAGCAAGGGCTAAGCCTCCCCGCCGTCAAAGGAGTAGAAAGTCGTAGAAAAAACAGAAAACTTACCACTGCCGATACTTTTGGCAGCTACCAAAAAGCCCTTTCTAATACCATTTGGGACGATGAGCAATGGGAAGCCCTCGAAAGCACCCCCATAACCATCAGCAATATACTATAATCATTAATAAATAAACATTGATACAATGAACACACAAGAAAAACAACAAATCGCCCAAGCCCTCAACGATTTTTGCAACCGCAAAGGCAACCAAAACAAAGCCGCTAATGTTCTCAAAGGCGTATCAGCTGCCACTGTTACCCAAGTACTTAAAGGCAATTGGGACAGTATAGCCGACAAAATGTGGCGAAACATCAAAGCCCAAATATTCGCCAAAGAAGACTGGGTGTGTGTAGAAACAGCTGCTTACCAAACCCTTACAGCCCTTATTAGCGATGCCCAAGAGAACAGCCAAGTATATGCTATCATCGCTCCTGCAGGTAGTGGCAAAACCAAAACAATGCAGCTTTACGAAAAAGAAAACCCCAACGCCTATATGGTACAGTGCAACGAGTTCTGGAATAAAAAAGCCTTTATGGGCGAACTCCTTGCAGCAATGGGGCGCGACAGCAGCGGGCTCACTGTAAACGAAATGGTAAACGAAGCCGTGCGCGTGCTAAAATCTACTGAAACCCCAGTAATTCTATTAGACGAGTTCGACAAAGTAAACGACCAAGTATTATACTTCTTTATCACCCTTTACAACCTCTTAGAAGAGCATTGCGGTATTGTAATGTGCGCTACCGATTTCCTCGAAAAACGTATCAAACGAGGGCTCAAACTCAACAAAAAAGGCTATAAAGAAATATACAGCCGCATAGGGCGCAATTTCATAGAGGTAAATGCCATTACACAAGCCGACTGCATACAAATATGCACCGCCAATGGTATCACCACAAAAACCGATATAAAAGCTGTATGGGCAGATTGCGAGGGCGACCTTCGCCGTGTAAAGCGCAAAGTACACGCCCTCAAACTCGCCCACCTCGAAGCCACTAACGACTAACATCTAACAACTGACACCTAAAAATGGCACAAGCATACACCCCCAAGCAGATACTCAACAAAAAGTTCAAACTCCTATCCTTTGACGGGCAATGGAAAGACTTTGTAGGCTGTCCCGACCGCGCTTTCTCTGCCATCGTATGGGGAGGCTCCTCCAGCGGCAAATCGTCCTTAGCAATGCAATGGGCGCGCTATCTTACCCAGTTCGGCAAAGTAGCCTACAACTCCTTAGAGGAAGGCGTATCGCACACCGTGCAAATGAATATGGAGCGCAACTATATGGACGGTGTAGAGGGTAAGTTCCTACTTTTAGACAACGAACCCTTACCCGAACTCATAGAGCGAATGAGCAAACACAAGTCCCCCGATTTCCTCATCATAGACTCCGTACAGTACCTGCGTGTAGATAAAGAAGATTATAAAAAACTCAAACGCCTAATGAAAGAGCGCAACAAAGCACTTATACTCATTAGCCAAGCCACAGGCAAAGAACCCAAAGGCGAACTCGCCGACTTTGCCCGTTACGATGTAGATATGAAAATACGCGTAGAAGGATACAAAGCCTTTGCCGAAGGAAGACTTAACGGAGGCGGACAACCCTTTGTAATATACCCCAAAAAAGCTGCTGAATATTGGGGAGATGTAGATAATTAACAAAAAAAACACCTATGAACACAATACCCCAAATCACCTATCGCCACGCTCTCGCCCACCAATTAGGGCTCACCTACCTGCAGTACGAAAACCTCCGCTATGAGTTCTATATAGATTGGTGTACCCACCTTTTAGCTTGTCCCCCTTCGGGGGTTCGGGGGCTACACTTAAAAACCTTCATCACCCACGATAGTCTCCTTAATTGGTATGAGGATCAATGGTACGACCTCGTTGAGCAAACAATACAGCGCCTCTACGGCAACGACATCACCCTATTCAATGCTGAAGATATATACTTACTAATATGTATCTATGCCGAGAACATTTTGCAGTATTACCCCAGCGTACTACTAAAGAAAATAAAACAAACACAATATGAGAATAGAACCTAACGAAATCAGCGACTATGAATATATAAATCGCAAAATGAGAGAGCACGCACAAGAGCTCCTCAAAACCGCCAAAAAACAAAAACGCCCCGTGCGATACCTCCCCCAAGGCATCAGCGGCGATAATGTAACTTGGTGGGCAGATCTCAAAGAATACGGAAAATTAGTAACAAAATAACTATGGAAAGCAGAATATCAGCATACACCGAAGCCCTATCGCTCGACACTTTCGTACAAATACTCACTTTCGAGCAACGGCTGCAAACCTGCCAATACCGCGCAGGTAAAACCGACAAAGTACCCGCCTTAGTCCAAGAGCTACAAGGCTGGACAGACCGAAATCATTGGCTACCTCCCGCTTTTCGTTACGATCCTAACACCTTAGAACTACAGTGGCAAGACGAAAACGACCAATGGCAACCACTAACCACACACCCGCTATACAAAGCCAAATTAACAAGATATTAACAAATAACAATTATCAATTATGACAGTAGATTTAAGTAAACTCACCGCCGACGAACTCAAAGCCGAACTACAACGCCGCGAGCAAGCACAAAATGAAAACCGCGAAGCATACAAAGCCCTCGTCAATGAAGCAATTCCGCAAATCATCGGTAAACTGCAAACTTATTCAGAGCAAATGGCAGAGGTGAAATTGCATACTTTTGAAGCCCTTAAAATCTTGTTAGACACCAAAAACGAAGTCTACGAAGTAAAAGGCGACCAACAAAGCCACACCTTCACCGATACCCACGGCAACACCATCACCTACGGATTCCGAGTTATTGACAACTGGGATGACACCGTAAATGCAGGCATCGAAAAAGTCCGCGATTTTATATCATCACTCGCCAAAGACGACGACAGCGCCAAACTCGTAACCGTCATCAACCGCCTGCTCAAAAAAGACGCCAAAGGCAACCTCAAAGCCTCCCGCGTACTCGAACTCACCCGTGTAGCCAAAGAATTTGACAACCCCGCCTTCACCGATGCCGTAACCATCATCGCCCAAGCCTACCGCCCACAGCGTTCCGCCTTCTATATCGAAGCCAACACCCTCGATGAGCAAGGCAAAAAGTGTAACATACCTTTATCGCTCTCATCGGTAGACTTCCCTCCAGGCACCGATATTAAGCACCTCTTCCCAGTTCACGAAAAGTATGAAGAGCAAGCTACCGCATAACTACACTTTTAGCCGTCTCGGCAGCTAAAAGATGCTCCTCCGCCCTTAGTAAGGTCGCTGGCAATAAGAGGACGCTCTTATGAGATCCACTAAGGCGAGGAGCTATTTTTAAACAACGTTTAAACAGCATTTAAAAATGAAAGAAACCCCAATAAAACCCCACCAAATACGTATCCTCCAAACCCTTTTAGGCAAACGCTTTAAGGACAGAGAAGCCCGCCTACACTTCGTATGTAGCTTTATTGGCAGAGAGCTCCCAAGTACCAAGAACCTAACAGAAGATGAGTTTTTCGCCCTCGCCCAGCACCTTGGTTACCATTTCGAGATGCACGCCTACTTTAATATCGAAAACAAGCAACACCTAAAGCTATTATCCCTATGCC